GTTTCCGTGTATACATCGACCCATATACTGGCAACCTTGGTGCTGCTAACCAGTTTTACATGGTAGGTTATAAGGGTGCAAGTCCTTATGACGCTGGTATTTTCTATTGCCCATACGTGCCTCTGCAAATGGTTCGTGCCATCGATCCTAACAGCTTCCAGCCAAAGATTGGCTTCAAGACTCGTTACGGTCTAATCGCTAACCCATATGTAACTGCTGCTAACGGTGCTAACGATGCAGATAGCTTCACCGCTAACCGCAATCAGTACTATCGCAAGACCCGTGTTGTAAACCTCATGTAATAAAGTTGGTCTTGCGGGACCGACTATGAAGTCGACACAGATCGACGATTGGGGCGCTTAGGCGCCCCTTTTTTTCAATATAAATATTGATATTACATTAGGAGATTTTTATGCTATGGCGTAATGATTTGGTAAAAGATATAAGATTTCATGATTCAGATGATGATGTTGATGAACCCCTACGTGCAAGAATGAATGTATCTTGGAATATTCCGCCCGATCAGGCTGGACCATATTCGCACTTTACATTGGATAATCACAGAGCTTTGCAGTTTTCCATAGATAACTTCAAACAACGAACTGGCAGACCTCTTAGAACAATTTTAGAAATTGGTGTTGGTATAAAGTTTTTCATGGATCATGGATCAGCATCTACTTCGACTCTTTTGAAAAACCTAGATGCTGATGGTAAGTATTTGGGTATCGATATTCAAGATTCAAGTCATGTGCATGATCACAACAAGGGGATTCATACCATGATTGTTAGGTCTGAAGACATAGCAACAGTTCGTAAAAAAATGCTAGAAATTGGTATCAATGAAATTGATTATTTGTTTATTGATGGATGGCACAGTATTAATCAGGTTTTAAAAGAATGGGAATATACACAATTCCTTAGTCCTGGCGCTGTAGTCGGCTGGCACGATACCAAGGCTCATCCTGGACCATATTTGTTTTTGCGAAATCTAGATAAAAACAAATGGGTGTCCTATGAAAACCTATGCCCAAACGACTATGGATTTGGATACTGCTATAGAAAGAATTAATGTACACAAGCAACGCCACAATAATCAAAGAAAATTGGACACGCACACGTCCAAGTACGGTCAATTTCCTTAGACCGAATAGTTTTCTATTCAGCATCAAAGATTTGCCCAATACCAATTTTACATGTCAGAGTGCTAACCTACCGGCCTTGAATTTAGGCTTTGCAGTTCAATCGACACCTTTTACGGACTTGCCTAGAATAGGCGATAAGATAAATTTTGGAGAATTTACTGTTCGTTTCATCATAACCGAAGACATGGGCAATTATCTTGAGCTCTATCGTTGGCTCATAGCTCTTGGTTTTCCCTATGACTTCAACCAATTTGGTAGTTTTGTTCAATCGCGTCGCGACATCTTCCCATTCAATACTGGTGATGGTGGAGCCTATAGTGACGGTACTTTGACCATACTAAATAGTAGTAACCTACCACAGACCAGAATTTTGTTCAGGGATTTATTCCCTATTAGCCTAGAAGCACTTGACTTCGATGTCACAGGTGCTACACTAGAGTATTTTACTGCCATTGCATCATTCAAATATAAGTATTTTGATGTAGAGGTTCTTTAGTTATTTTTGAATTGGAGATATTATGTCTGATCAAGTTCCTACCTCTGTCCCGCCAGTAGAGGTAAGTAGTTTCCCACCAGGTTTTACGCCTGAAGAATTCAAACAAGCCACACCACAACTCCCCCCGGCCCCAGGTCAAAATACCATTCAGGTCAATATTGGTGATCTACAGAAAGAGCGTATCTTCGTAGCAACTCCTTGTTATGGTGGTGCTTTGACCGAACCCTACTTCCGTAGTACGGTAAAATTGTTGACTTTCTGCAATCAACATAAAATTCCCCTGGCTTTTGGTACCATTGCCAACGAGAGTCTGGTGACTCGTGCTCGTAATGTTTTGGTTGCATATTTCCTGCAGTCTAACTTTACCAAGCTCTTGTTCATTGATGCTGATATCGAATATCAGATCGAAGATGTCATCAAGCTCATGTATCACGACAAAGATATTGTTGTTGGTGCCTATCCCAAGAAAGGCGTCAACTGGCAGCGCATCAAGGAAGCTGTATCAGACCAGAAAGATGTACGGCACGATGATCGTCAAATTGCTGCTTTTGGTTCGGATTATGCCATCAACTTTCAGTTTGTAAATCGTGATCTTAAACAGATTGCCATTGAGCGTGGACTCATTAAATTGCATGATGCTGGAACAGGTTTCATGATGATCAAACGTACAGCCATTGACAAGATGATAGCTGCATATCCTGAACTCAAATACAACAACGACCTCAACATCGGTCAGGATTTGAATGACATGTTCTATGCGTTGTTCGATACCATGATTGATCCCAAGGATCGCCGTTATCTGAGTGAGGACTATACATTCTGTCGTCGTTGGCAGAGCATGGGTGGTGATATTTGGTTGGATCCTAGCATCAGTCTTAACCATTATGGCAGCTTCTGCTTCCAGGGCAATCCTGCTCAGATCATTAACTTTGGTCCGCAGTCATAATTTTGCTTTTTTGTTATGAAACTCAGTGAACTCCAGGATGCCTGGTCCCAAGATAGTCGCATTGACGAAACCAATTTAGGTCGCGAAGCAGTTCGTACACCACAACTGCATGCCAAGTACCTAAATTGGCTGGGCAGCGCCAGGCTCAATCTCCGCAAAGCCGAAAGTGACTACCTAAATCTTCGTAGAAAAAAGTATAAGTATTACAGAGGTGAAATGACTCGTGAAGAGCTGGCTGCCGAAGAATGGCAGCAGTTTCAGGGCAACAAACCGCTCAAGAACGAAATGGATGAGATCCTAACCACCGATGCCGATCTCATTGCTCTGGAAGACAAGGTAGAATATTTTAAAACTGTTCTGAATCAACTAGAACAAATTGTGCGCAGCATCAACAGTCGAACCTGGGACGTTAAAAACAGCATAGAATGGCATAAGTTTACCAATGGCATGATCTAATGATTCGAGTTCGACAAAAAGACGCAGTCTACATACAAATCGATACAGACCCAGGCATTAGCCAAGAGCTAAATGATCATTTCAGTTTCGAAGTACCTGGAGCAAAATTTCATCCCCTGTACAAGTCCAGAATGTGGGATGGACGTGTTCGATTGTTTAGTATGTTTACTCGCGAGCTTTATGTGGGTCTTCTGCCCTATGTCAGAAAATTCTGCAAGGAAAGAGACTATGAACTCGATGAATCCGAACTTATTATTCCAACAGACGCTCCTAGTCGTGAAGAAGTTGAAGAATTTTGTCGTGGCCTAAATCTTGGTTCCCGTGGATCCACTCTGGACATACGAGACTATCAGATCGATGCAGTGTGGATGGCTCTTAGTGAAGGTCGGAAACTCTTGCTCAGTCCTACAGGGTCGGGCAAGAGTCTGATCATCTATAGTCTGATGCGTTGGAATCTAGAACGTAATCGCAATCAACTTATCATTGTTCCAACTACCAGTCTGGTAGAACAGTTATTTGCTGACTTTCAGGACTATAGTTGCCTGAACAATTTCAAAGTTCCAGATCATGTCTATAGAATCTATGCTGGACATGAACGTTCTAATCTTTATCCTGTGGTGATCAGTACCTGGCAGAGCCTCTACAAATTACCCAAGGCATTCTTTGCACCCTTCCATTGTGTGTATGGTGATGAGGCGCATTTATTCAAAGCCAAAAGCCTTAGCAACATCATGCACAAGTGTGTGAATGCCCACCATAGATTTGGTACTACGGGTACATTGGATGGTTCTAAAACTCATAAACTGGTGCTAGAAGGTTTGTTCAATCCAGTCTATAAGGTCACCACCACCAAAAAGCTCATGGACAACCAACAGTTGGCTGAGCTAAAAATCTACAACATCATTCTAGAATATCCCGATGACGTTCGAAAGGCTGTCAAAGACCACAGCTATCAGGAAGAAATGGATTTCATAGTCCAACACGAACGTCGTAATCGGTTTATTCGTAACCTGGCTCTGGATCAAAAGGGCAATACTCTGGTATTGTTTCAGTTCGTAGAAAAACATGGCAACATACTCTATGACATGATTGCAGGCAAGGCCGATGCCAACCGTATGATAAAATTTGTCTATGGTGGTACCGAAACCGAACAAAGAGAACAGGTACGGCAATTGACAGAAACTGCGTCGGATGCCATAATAGTAGCAAGTTTTGGGACCTTTAGCACGGGAATAAATATTCGTAACCTGCATAATATTATCTTTGCCAGCCCTAGCAAGAGTCGTATCCGAAACCTCCAGAGCATTGGTCGTGGTCTGAGAACCAGTGAGAGCAAGACCAGTTGCAACCTATATGACATCGCCGACGACCTAAGT